AGTTTCCTCAACAGTTTCCTCAACAGTTTCCTCAACAGTTTCCTCAACAGTTTCCTCAACAGTTTCCTCAACAGTTTCCTCAACAGTTTCCTCAACAGTTTTCACTGGTTCAACTTTCTTTGGTTGCCTGATTAATTCAAATTGAGAATATAATGAACCAATTTTATCACCAACTAAATCTCCAACTTTAAACTCTCCTTGAGCAGTTACAACATCTTTGATACATTTATACATTTTAATTCCTTTTTTACTTATTTATAAATATATAAAATACTATAAAGGAAGTTTAATGAAATCACTTACAGAATCGTTAACTGAACAAGTAAAATCATTTCTAGCTAGCACATACAAGGAACCCGAAGGTAGTTCTAAAGTAGAGCCTGAACAAGTTTTACAAGATTTTGACGGTTCAGATATATACAATACTGGTGCATTTTTTGATGATAATACAGGTATATTTAGTTCAACTGAAAAAGAATCTATTTTAGAAAAGCAAAAACAAAAAATTATGACATACAGAAATATAGCTAAAGTTCCTGATGTTAATAATGCTATTGATGAAATTGTTAATGAAACAGGATTTTCATTAAGAGACGATGAACCATTAACTTTAGAAGTTAATGAGGAGAATGATAAAATTAAAAATAAAATTACAGATTCTTTTGAAAAAATAAATAATCTTTTAAATTTAAATAAAAATTTATATAATCTTATTAAAAACACATATATAGATGGTCAACTAATAATACATTGCGCATATGATGATAATACAACTAAAAACGGTATCCAATCTTTAAAATTAATTGAACCTGTATATTTTTATTTTGATATAAAATCTAATGTTTACAAATACCAAACAAAACAAAATAAAGATTTTTTCAGACAAACTAATATAGGCAAAACATTAGAATATTCACCGGAAGAAATTATTAAAGTTGATTTTGGGTTAAAAGAATCTAGCATTAATTTAAGTTATTTAGAGTATGCACTTAAACCTGCAAATCAACTTAAAACATTAGAGGATTTATTAATCCCTATGAGATTTTCTAGAAGTATTTCCAGAAGAGTGTTCAATGTAGACATTGGCGACTTACCTAATAAAAAAGGTGAGCAAGCTATGAGGGAAATGCAACATAAATTTAAATATAAAAAATTCTATAATGTAGAAACTGGTGAAGTTACTAATCAACAACATATTACTTCTATGGTAGAAGATTATTGGTTTGCTAATCGCTCTGGAGGTAAAGGTACTCAAGTAGACACATTAGATGAAACAGGTAATCTTGGTGAATTGAACGATATTCTTTATTTCTCTAAAAAATTATATAAAGCTATGAAAATCCCTAGCAATAGAATTAATAATAACCCTGACGAAGACAGTTCGTTTGATTACGATTCTACTCAAGTAACCAAAGAGGATATTAAATTTTTTATGTTTATTTCTAGAATTAGAAAAGTATATATTACTTTATTCAAAGAATTACTAAAAAGAGAATTAATTAGCACTAAAGTAATGTCGGAAGAAGAATTTGAAACATATAAATCAAAAATAAACATCTATTTTACTGCAGAAAATGCTTTTATAGAAAAAATGAATTTAGATAATTTTACAACTAAATTAGATATTTATGCAACAGCACAAGAATATGCTGGCAAACTGTTCCCTGTAGAAAAAATACTTAAAGAAATTTTTAGAATGTCAGATGAAGAAATTGAAGAGAATTTTAAAAAAATAGAAGCAGAAACAAAAAACCCAAAATATTCTAAATGGTATTCCGATGATGGCGAAGAGTCTTGGTAAAGGAGTTAAATGAAAAATACATTATATAATCTTAAAGAATTATTTACAGAAGATGTGATTGAGTTTTATAAAAATAATAAACAAGAAATTACATCAGAATTATTAGAAGAATTAAGGAATAGTGGTAATATTGGTAAACAAATAGCATTAAATATCCTTGATTTAAATAAAGATGATGATGGGTATTATCTAGATGCTAATGGTAATCAAATAGCTTATAAAAGAATTCCAACATTAAAAGGAATTAACACTAAATTAAATATATCAAATATTCATATAGAAGAAATACAGAAATGTAAAAATGATATATTTTATTTTATGAATAATTATATTAAAATTGTTACATCTAAAGGGGTAGATTTTCCAGAATTAAGACGGTATCAAATTGATTTTCTTGAAACAATTATTCCAGACGAACACGAATCTATTGTAGGGCTATTACCTCGGCAATGCTGTAGTGCAGATACTATGATAAACACTATAAATATTAATAAAAAAGAAATTAAAACAATTAAGGGTTTATTTGAAGAATGTAGAAATGAAGTGGTTTGCAAAGAAAGTTAAAAATAAAGGCCATAAAATTTGTTTAAATAATTTAAAAACAGACGATTCGGAATTAAATGAAAAATTAGATAAATATTGTTCGGATGTAAATAACGGGTTTCGATTTTATAATAAGATAGTGTTAAATAAATTTATTTTAGGTTATGGGAAAACATTAGGTACCGAAAAATTTAAATTGAAATGTGACAGAATTAAAGTTAATAAGAGTTATTTTTCATCATATGAATGTTTCAACACTAATATATTACTAAAACAAGGCAATATATGAATTTATCCACTATAACTCATAGAAAATTTATAGAATCTTACCCTGGTAATGGTAGAAGAATTTTAACACCAGACGGTTACAAAGAAATTTTAGAAGTTCATAAAACAATACCTTATAGAAAATATAAAATTATATTAAGAAACGGGTTATTCTTAGAAGGAGCGTTTAATCATGTTATTATAACAGAAAATGGCGATGAAATATATATAAAAGATTCATTAAACTCCATGATAAAAACAGAATTAGGTTTATCAGAAGTTATTGATGTTATAGATTTAGAAATAGAAGAAAATATGTATGATATTTCTATAAATTCCGAAGATGAGTTATTTTATAGTAACGGTATATTAAGTCATAATAGCGGGAAATCAGTTACTGTTGGTATATATTTATGTTGGCTAGCTTTATTCGAACAAGATGTTAATATAGGGATAGCAGCACAACAAGCAGAAATGTCTAAAGAGTTTCTAAATAAAGTTAAAGAAATGTTTATAACATTACCTATCTGGTTAACTCCTGGGGTAAATGTTTGGAATAAAAAATCTATAGCTTTTGAAAATGGTGTAAGATTATTATCTGATGTTGCAGGTTCAAATGCATTCCGTGGTTTTACAATTTCCTATTCTGTAACAGATGAAGCTGCATATATTTCTGGTAATGATAACGGAACTACTAAATTTAATGCTTATTTAGATTCTATGTTACCATCACAATCAGCATTAGCTAAAAAGAAGAATATTTTTATTAGTACCGCAAACGGTAGGAACGAATTTTGCCATTTATATGAAGGCGCTAAATTAAACGGTACAGATGAAAATAATAAACCTAAACCTGGAAATAATGGTAGTGTTGCATTTACTACAGATTGGAAAGAAGTACCTAGATGGAATCAAGATGGTACTCCAAAATCACCAGAACAATTTAAAGATGAAGTAGTAGCATCTAAAGGAGAATTGTTTTTTCAACAAGCTTACGGTAATAGTTTTCTTGGTTCATCTTTAACTTTAATATCTACAGAAGCAATAAGTGCTATGAAATCTAAAGAACCTGTACTTATTAAAGATAATATGTTAAAAATATATGAAGAACCTAAAAAAGGGCATCAATATATCATGGCGATAGACCCTTCTAAAGATGGTAAAGATGCGTTTGCTATACAAATTGTAGACATTACAAACTTTAATTTTATTCAAGTAGCATCAGCTAAAATTCAAATAGATTATTTGTTAATGCCGGAATATATAGACGAATACTGCAAATATTATAATAATCCTTATCTTATTATAGAGAATAATGAAGGTGCAGGTCAATCTATAGCAGACCAAATGTATCAAACTTATGAATATGAAAATTTACATTTTGATAAAACAGACAATAAAAGAAAAAAATACCCCGGTACCAGAACAACTACTAAAACAAGAAAACAAATTCTTCAAACTATGAAAACATTTATAGAAAACAATAATTTAAAAATAAATGATGCAGATACTATTGATGAAATGTACACATTTATTCTTATTAACAATAAATACCAAGCTTCTGACGGTAACCATGATGATATGATTATGTCTTTAGCGTTAATATTTACTTTATTTAATAATGTTAGAAATTTTGAAGATATGAAAAAAATTACAGATATACTTAAAACTGAATTAGAAGAAAGAGAAGAAGTAAAAGCAGACGAGTTAATAACTGTTGGTGGTTTTGATGATGGTACTTTAGAAAATGAATTATATAATTCATACGATAATTCTTAT